TGGCGAGGAAATAATGGCTGACTTCAATCCTGCATTTGAAAAAATGATCCATGATGAAGGTGGATACCAACTGACGGACATTCCGGGTGACCGGGGAGGACAGACTTATGCCGGGATTGCCAGAAAACCAAACCCCGACTGGGCGGGTTGGCAACATATTGACCGCAAAGACTTTGGGTCGGCCACGCCTTTGGTCCGAGAATTCTATAAAACAAATTTTTGGGATCGTGTCAGAGGTGATGAACTCACGAATCAAGCAATCGCAGAAACCATCTTCAATTTTGCAGTCAACACCGGGGTCGGGGTTGCCGCCAAACTTGCCCAATTGATTGTTGGTGTTACTCCGGATGGTGCGATAGGTGCGAAGACAGTTGAGCGATTGAACATTTCGACGACGGAAAAGTTTTTGCCTGCATACGCTATTGCAAAAATTAGTCGGTATGCACAGATTTGCAACAAAGACAGATCCCAATCCAAGTTCCTTCTCGGATGGATAAACCGCACCTTGCAAGGACTCAAATAATGGACTTAATTGGAATAGGGTCAATAATTGAAGGGGTGGGCAAGGTCGCGGGTGACCTCATCACAACGGACAAGGAACGGCTCCAGATGGCGCTGGAAGACCGGAAATTGGACTTGGAAGAAAAGAGGATTGACCAAGCAACCGATTTGGCGCAGGTTGAGATCAACAAAATTGAAGCCGGTTCATCTAGCCTATTTGTCAGTGGGTGGAGGCCTGCTGTGGGGTGGATTGGCGTTCTTGGCTTGGCTTATCAATTCCTTGGGTATCCCCTGATGCAATGGCTTTGGGCTTTTGGTCAGGGAGTCGATATAATTCCCAAAGGGCTGGCTCCTCCGCCTGATCTGCAAGTCGAGCAACTGATGACGCTTCTTGCCGGTCTCCTCGGTTTTGGCGGCATGAGAAGTTTCGAGAAACACAAAGGGGTCGCATCCAAATGACAACCGCATCTGTGATGACGTATGACTCACTTGTGGAGAACATTCAGTCCTATTTGAACCGGACGGATACGGCAACCCTTGAAAAGATTCCGCTTTTCATCATGCTGGCCGAGCAGATCATTGCGAGCCAGATCAAGTTTTTGGGCAACCTGACGGTAAACACCAGCACGATGGTGGCGAATACCGCAGTGATCGATAAGCCTGCTAGATGGCACAAAACGGTGTCAATGAACGTCTTGGTCAACGGCGAGCGGTTTCCCGTTTTGCTACGCAAGTACGAATACTTGCGTGAATATTCGCCGCTTGCCACCGTTACTGGCATTCCTGTTTACTACGGTGATTACGACTACACGCACTGGCTGGTGGCTCCCGCGCCTGATGCGGCGTACACTTTTGAGGTGCTGTATTACGAGCGCATTCAACCGTTGGACTCAACCAATCAGACGAACTGGTTCACCATTTACGCCCCGCAGGCGTTGCTGTATGGATCGCTGTTGCAGGCTATGCCCTACATCAAGAACGACGAGCGGTCGATGATGTGGAAGGCGAACTACGATCAGATCATGCAGACCCTAAAGCAAGAGGACGTTCAACGGATCGGTGATCGTCAAGCCTCAGTATTGGATACCTGATCATGTCATACAACTCGCCATTTACCGGCAACGTCATTCAGCCGACTGACGTATCGTACAGTCGTATTGTACTGACAACTGACCTACAGTTGACATGGCCGATTAACGGCTCACTGACTGATGATTCTGCCGCTCGAATCATGGAGGTATCGACAGCGTCTACGGCAAACGAGTTGTGGATGCCGCCAGCGAATCAGGCTTCCGTTGGGCAGGATGCGTTGATCCGTAACGTAGGTGGGGTTACCTTAACGGTTAAAGATTATGCTGGGCTGAACACAATTGTTACGGTTGCCGCTGGGCAGGCGCAATATATTTACATTACGGCAAATGCTACGACGGCTGGGACATGGGGCATCATCGCTTTTGGCATTGGTTCTTCTGGTGCTGATGCCGCCACTCTTGCTGGTTATGGTCTGTTGGCAATTGGTCAGACGCTCAATCAAAGTCAGCCGGTCACGACGTTCTCAAGCAATTACACAGCAGTAGCGGCAGACCGCTCGAACACTTACGTTTGGACGGGCGGGGCTGGCACGATCACGATGACGCTGGCTTCAACGCTTGCTGACAACTGGTTCATGTTCTTGCGTAACAGCGGAACTGGCGCTCTGACGGTTGCGTGTAGCGGTGGCAACACAATCAATGGATCGGCAACGATTGTTCTTCAGCCGGGGGATTCCTGCATCATCGTTTGTAGCGGGACGACGTTTTACACCGTAGGGCTTGGTAAATCGACCCAGTTTGCGTTTACGCAGTTATCCAAAGCCGTTACCACTGGAACGTACACGCTGACGGCCAATGAGGCTTCTAACGTCATTCAGAAGTACACAGGTGCGCTCTCGGGTAACGTGACAATCATTGTTCCTTCGACGGTGCAGGTGTATTACATCATTAACGCCACTACTGGGGCCTACACCGTCACAATTTCAACTGGATCTGGTGCAACCGCAGTTTTGACGGCAGGCTCGCAAGCCACGTTGGTTTGCGACTCGGTCAATCTGTTTAACGCCAACACAATTCTGGCGGGTTCTTCGACAATCAGTCTGAACAGCGGATCTGTTGGTTCGCCGTCGCTGAACTTCTCCGCTGAAACTACTACGGGTGTGTACCGTGCCGCATCTGGCGAGTTTGACATTGCCATCCTTGGCGTGAACTTGTTTGCCTTGACGGCAAGCGGCCTGAACATCAATGGCACCGGCAATTTCACTGGTGGCATTTCTGGTGGCACCTTTGTATGACAAAAAAGGTTTTTGCACTCGATACCCAACCCGGAATTCAACGGGACGGTACTGTTTTTGACGCTACTGCCTACAACGACGGACAGTGGGTGCGATTCCAACGAGGTCGGCCTCGCAAGATTGGCGGGTATCGTTCGATCACTCAGTTTGCTACTGGCTTGTCTCGCGGAATGTACGTTAACTCTGCTGACGGAATCAACCAAGTATTCAGCGGCTACAGTTCTGGTCTTGAAGTCATCAACATCGACAATCTGGGCATCGGTTCTGGCATCAATCAGTTTACCTTCACAGGCATCGCGCTGACGCTCAACACGCTCGTTGGCGGGTCGCTGTACACCAATGGCACCTACGCCAACGTCAGCCTCACTGGAGGCTCTGGAACGGGCGCAAAGGCCACCATTGTGGTGTCTGGCGCGGCTGTCACTTCCGTAACTTTAACGGCTGGCGGAAACGGGTACGTTGTAGGCAATACCTTGAGTGCCACCGCCGCAAGTATCGGCGGAACTGGTAGCGGGTTTTCAATCAAGGTAGCAACAATAAACAACGGGTTCACGGCAAGCAATCTTAACTTGTGGCAATTCGATTCGCTTTTCGATTCGCAAGGGAGTGGCAACCAACTCCTTTTGGCCCACCCCGGTCGCAACTTGGCACAGATTGATCAGACAGTCAACACGCCGGTTTTAGCTGGGAATATTGCAGGAACGGTTCTACAACCCTTGAGGGATACCAGCGGAGCCACTCCAACCGGGGACACGATTTCGGTTTCTGGCGGGGTGTGTGTTTTGCACCCCTACGTTTTTGTCTACGGCGACAACGGTTTGATTAAGAATTGCGTTGCTGGCAATCCATTTGACTGGAACGGCGCAGACGCAAACGAGACCAACGCGGCTTCAACTAAGATTGTCAAAGGTTTACCTGTTCGAGGCGGATCAAACGCGCCGTCTGGTTTGTTCTGGGCGTTGGACTCTTTGATTCGGGTTTCTTATACCCCAACAACAATTACGGTAGGTGGTACGCCAAGCACGTTCTATTGGCGCTATGACATTATTTCAAGTCAGTCATCAATTCTATCTAGCCAGTGCGTCATTGAGTATGACGGCATTTACTATTGGGTAGGCGTTGATCGCTTCCTGTTGTACAACGGCGTAGTCAAAGAAATCAAAAACACGTTCAATCAAAATTACTTTTTTGACAATCTGAACTACGCGCAGAGCCAAAAAGTATGGGCGCAAAAGGTTCCTAGATTTGGTGAGATTTGGTGGTTTTTTCCGTCCGGAACATCAACCGAATGCAACGACTGCATCATTTACAACATCCGCGAAGATTGCTGGTATGACGCAGGTGTTGCGGTGGGTGCCACTCGCAGTGCCGGCTACTTCTCTCAGGTGTTTCATTATCCGATTGCCGCCGGGACAACTCTGAGCGAACAGGTGTTGATATTCAGCGCCAGCGTGATCACTAACAGCACCTCCACAATCAAGGTGCCGGTCAACAACCAGATTGCTGTGGGTCAGGTGGTAATTGCCAGCAACATCCCAGACGGCACAACGGTGACCGTGATTGCTCCGAGCGCAACGGCTGGATATTTTGATGTCACGATTAGCGCGGCGGCTACCACTTCGGCAACGGTGATTGCGACGTTCAACACTAAGGCAGGTCAGATTATTTTGTGGCAACACGAGATTGGTACGGATGAGGTCATTGGAACCACCTCCAACGCAATTGAGAGTTCATTCCAAACTTCTGACCTTGGCTGGGTATCTGGTGGCCCGTCGCAGACCTCGTTGGTTGGCGACAATGTCACGTTGAATTTAGAACGGATCGAGCCTGACTTTATTCAGAACGGCACAATGTCATTCCAAGTTACCGGCAGGCCATACGCCCAATCTGAGGACGTAACGTCTGACCCCTATTATTTTGAGCCAGACACTGGCAAAATTGACCTGCGGGAACAGCGCCGGGAGATTCGTTTGATCTTCACCAGCAACGTGCAGGGTGGAGACTACCAACTAGGCAAGGTGATTTTGAACGCCGATATTGGCGACGTAAGGCCAACGTAATGGCGTTGCCTCTTGTCTATGACCCACGGTTTCACACGTTTGAATCGTGGGCATCACTGATGTGTGAGGCTTATGCGGGTCAGCAGTTGATGATCCCAGACGCGGCGACGGATTGGAAGCAATGGGCGGCAGGGTTGAAAGCCATCGACATCTTTTTGAACGAAGGTATCCCCGGCCCATATATTTACGACGACTGGCATGACTGGGCGGCGGCTTTGGTCGGCTCAGTAAACCAGAAGGTTGACGATAATGCGTAACGACAATGATTATGGGGACATGGTCGAAGAAGACTATGACCATGTCGATTTTCCTTCGGAGCCTGCCCCGCCTTCTGACGAACAAATTCTTGCTTTTGTTCAAGCCAACATCGACAACCCTACGCTCATCGCTGATACAGCGGCACAGTACGGCGTATCGGTTGAGGACTTGGCTCGTGCTACGGGTTACGGCGAAGACGCTGTTACCAATTATTTTCAACAGGCAGAGGTTGAGCCGCCAAGCGCAAGGTTGATTCTTACAAACACCGAGGCCACGCTTCCTGTAGGCCAGCCAGAGGTTCCACCGGAGATCATGGAGCCTGAAGCGCCTCCTCCTCCACCCCCTCAACCACCTCCCCCGGAGCCTGAAGTTCTGCCTCCTCCAGAGCCAGAGGGCAGGTTTATTGACGAGGTTCGACAACCTGTTGTGGAACAACCAAAACCGGTTGTTCTTGAAACGCCAGCAGACAAACCTGTAGTTGATTATGCCGCACAACAGTTTGAGTCTGATCGGTTTGAGCCTGTTGCTACGGTTACGCCGGCAACGACACAATCAGAAACCACGCAAACGTCGCAGGCAACTCTGCCGACCATCACTGATTACAGAGGCAATCAGTACGACGGCGCACAAGTATTAAATCTGGCCCGTCAACTTGCGGAAAATGCTGGCCCGATGACTGGCGGAGTGTTTGAGACTACGGACGCAAACATTGGCTTCGCGTCTGAAGAAGCAAATAAACTGCTTGGCCGCGATGCGTCAACTGCCGAGCAGGTGTTGCTCGATATGTCACGCCAACTGATTCAAGCCGGCGTAACCGACTTGAGCCAAGTTCGTGGCGGTGATATTAAGGAAACCCTAAACGTCTTTCAAAATGAAGATGGCGTTTACATGGCAAATTTTGCCTCCGATCCAAATAGTTCGGAAGCGCCAACACACACTAGACCGCTTACGGCTGATGAACTTGCGCGAGTTAAGACAACGGAAATTGCGGCAAGCGGGGAAAGTGATGCTTACACCAAACGTGTAATTGAAGATTTTGTAGGTGGTCGAGGAATATTTGCTGGCGACAAACCCTTAACAATATCACTTGCGGCTAACGACCCGCTGTCGTACACCATCGGCCAAACTTATACGGGTGGCGGGGGAACAGATTACAGGCTGACAATTGACCCAGCCACTGGAAAACCAAAGGTAACTGCAAGCGGATTTTCGACAAGCGATGCTGACATCATCATGCCGGTCATCATGCTTGCGTCAAACTTCCTTATGCCGGGAATTGGATCTGCGCTGACAAGCACGTTTGCATCCGCTGGCCTTGGACAGGTTGCTTCACAGGTTGTTGCAAGTTCAGTGATCAGCGGCGTGACCAGCGGGATTATGGCGGAAGCCACGGGCGGTGATTTTGGCGACGGTTTTTTGAAGGGTGCATTAACCGGCGCAATCTCTGCCGGTGTGGCCCCAATGATTCAATCGGCGTTGCCAACGGACTTGTCTCCCGCTGTAGCAAACACCCTGACTAAGGCTGGCACGGCGGTTGTGACGGCGGCGGCAAACGGGCAAGACCCCGGCAAAGTTCTGGGCACTGTGTTGCTCAATTCTGCGGTGAGCGGCGGTCTTTCATTAGCGGCTGGCGAAATCGGCTTATCAACAAGTGATGCAAAATTGTTGACTTCAACGCTAGGCCCTGTGGTCAGTCAGTTGGTAACAAACGGCAACATCAGCGGCGACACCTTAATGAACACGGTGTTGATGGCTGGATCAAACATCCTTGCCAACGTAGGATCGGACGCAGTCAACAAAGTCGTAACGCTTGCGACTGGCGACGAGAGCGACAGCGCCGCCGGGGCAGTAAGTTCACTTGTTAATAACATCGACAACATTAGTCAGTTAACGTCAAACGACACTTCTGGTCAAATCACAGGAGCGTTGGGCCTGTTGTCCAACAACAATTTTGGCAACGATACAATCAACAACTTTGCATCAACCATTGGCTCTGGTTTGGGCACACTATCAAAAGCCAGCGAGATGGGCACGAAGCTGGCTTCGCTTGCAAACACGCCGGCAACTAAAGTCAGCAGAACCAAAGGCAATTTGACTGGTGCGTTTGGTTTGAATAAAAAGACGGCACCTGCAAAAATTGCGGCAAAATCGGTGCCAACGGTAAACACAAGTTTGGCTAAAAAAACTGCACCGCTTAAAGTTAACGTGGCTAACTTGACACCAGTCAAGAAAAGTGCTACGCCGCCAAAGAAAATTGATGTGAGTAAACTCAAGCCACTTACAAAAACATCCGGACTAACTGCGCTAAAGCAAACCCCAAGGTAAAGGACGAATCATGGCAATTTTGGAAAAACGCAAAGCGGTCAATCAGTTGCCCCGGTTCCAGCGGTATCAGGACACCCGCGCCGGTGACCGCGCCGCCGCTCTGCGTGGTGAGACACCGATTACGTCTGCAATTCGCCAACTTGCTGGATCAAGCGGTTATGGCCCAATGGGCGAAAGCCAAGGGTTTAACCCTATGGGTGGCCGAGGCCCAGAAGGTGTGTTGGGCACTGGAGCCGCAGGGTTCGGCGGTCGCCCTGCCGCAAAAAACATCACCAGCACAGTGGTCCCGGCGGGTACAGAAACCAAAGGCGTAACAACTGCCCCCTCAACATCGAAGGCACCGGGAGTTACCACTGGCGCGAAAACCACAACAACTGCGGCCCCAACTTCAAAGACACCGGGATTAACAACCGGCGCAAAGACTACAACGACTGCACCGAAAACATTGACCTCGACCAACACCGGGGCGGCAAAGACAACTACGCCTGCAAAGACACTGACTTCGACCGGCACCGGGGCGGCAAAGACTACAACGACTGCACCGAAAACTCTGACTTCGACCGGCACCGGAGCCGCCAAAACGACCGGGACAACTGCCGCAAAAACAACCGGATCAACTGGATCGACACTTGGGAAAACCATTGCTAATGCAGTGGCCGGTGCCGCGCTTGGCGTTGGAACCAAGGCGGTTATTAACGCGCTGACTGGTGGCAAAAAGACTACTGACACTACTGGCGACAAGAAAACAACTGGAACGACGGGCGACAAGAAAACAACTGGAACGACGGGCACAACAAAAATTACGGATGCCGCCACAAAAGCAGTTGATTCTCTGACTAAAGGAACGGGGCTTACAAGCGTCACCAAAACTACGGGCAGTGGAACCACCGGCAACACCAAAACTGGCACGACTGGGACGACTGGGGCCACCACCGGCACGACTAGAACCGGAGGTTACCCAGTAAAGACTGGGACGACGGATACAAAAACCGGAACGACTGGGGCAACAACCGGCACTACGGGCGCAACCACTTCGCCTGTCACTACCAAAACAGGAATTACCAGCAAGCCAACGTCTGGCACCGGCCCCAAGATTCCAAATCTCAGTGGCCCAAAGTCGCCAACCGGCCCGAAGACCCCAGCAGGCACTGGCACAAAAACCAGAGGGCTGACAAGCACCACTAAAACGGCGGATGAAACGGGTGGAACCGCCACCAATGTGTCGGCACAAATCAACCCAGCCTACGACGACGAAGGCAATTTGATGCCGGGGTATGAACTGGATGAAGATGGCAATCCAGTGTTCATGGGCGACAAGGAAACTTCGACCACGTTCAATCCTGACGGAACCATTGGGGAAGTTGCGGCCACCGGGAACACGACGGAAACGCTCGACGACGGCACCACAATTACCTACGACCGTGACGGCAATGTGGTTGGGTACACCGACACCGATGGCGTTGCTTATGACCAGAACGGCGATGAAGTCGGAGGGGCCGAAGAAACCGATTTGAGCGGTGACGAGTCGGAAGAAACCCTTGTTGGTGATGCCGGTACAGACGCTTTTGAACTTGGCGACGAAACTGTTGCCGAGGACATGAGCGGCTATCTCACTGATGACGACGGCAACATCTATGACGCTGACGGCAACTTTATTCAGTACGCTGACGGCAGTACCTATGAGGACACCAGCGCAACTGATGTGGCTTACACCGATGAATACGGGGGCACCTACAACGCAAATGGAGATCTGCTTTCTGAAGGTGATTATTCGCAGTTCACCCAGCAGGATGAGTACGGCAACACCTACGACTTTTACGGAAATTTAGTATCCGAGGCCGACCATTCTGAATTTACTCAGACAGACGAGTTTGGCAACATCTACGGCTGGGACGGTGAACTGATCTCGTATGCGGATGGGTCTGACCCAGAGAGTTACGGTGGCGACGATAGTTACGGCGGCGATGACAGTTACGCTGGATACGACAACACGGATTACGACGACACTAGTTACGCTTCTGGTGACGACGAAGACGTTGACGTTGGCAAGAAGGGTGGATTGTTTGGCCTTGCCAAGGGTGGCTCAGTGGACGACCCCGTTCATGAGAAACGCAACGGTGACGGCACGATTACCCAGATGTTTGATGACGGCTCGTTTGTTACCTACAACGGTGACGGCGATGTCATTCGCGTGTCTGAAGGGGACGAGGTACAGAAGTTTGACCGTGGCGGTCAGGCATATGCCCCGGTATCGACTGCCGCAAACTACCAGCGCAATGGTTACCTTACCGGCGCGAGCCAAGGCCCGTTGCAAGCGTTTCTAAACCGTTTGCCGCAAGAAAGTGACGAAGGCCCACAGTCTGAAGGAGATGGAGACGGGTTTCCAATATCAACCTCCTACTATGGCGGGGGCTTTGACGACTCCGGGGAAGAGGAAGACGGATTACCGCTCTCCACTACTTATTACGGCGGCTCACAGCCTTCTGGACAATCGTTCCCAGCAGGGTACGTTGACAACGGTGACGGTACGGCAACCTACACCGATGACGACGGCAGTTCAGTGACCATCGATGCTGATAGCAACATTGTCTATGTGACTGATGCTACCGGCGACACCATCGTTGATAACAGTGAGTCTCTGGGTTCAAATCCCGTTGGCAACACCCAAAGAACCAACGACCAAAGCTATATGCCGCCCGGAGCAATCGATCAGGGTGACGGTACATTCCGCCTTGGCAATCAAGTCTTCAGCATGGAGAACGGTAACCCGCTGTATGCCGTGAACGATGAAGGAGACATCATCTATGTCGAGCCTTCAACCAACTCTGGTTACCGCGATAACGGCGATGGAACCTACTCGATTGGCGACACGACGTACAGCATGGAGGACGATTCCGCGCTGTACACGACCGATCCATCTGGACGGATTATTCCAGCGCAAATTACCAGTGCTGGTGGCAGTGGGGCAGTTGACCTAACCCCCGCAAAAACGCCTGCACAACGTGTTGCTGAAACAAGAGCAGATAATGCAAACAAGGTTGCAACGAGAAGTGCAATTGATGAGATCCTCGAAGGGCTAAACACCAATACGGGCGCTGGCCTCGCAGGTGGCGTTTTGGGCGCACTGTTAGGCAATACAGACTTGTTTGACGGCGGCGGCGGGGGTCAAAACAACGCTGGGTTTGATATGTCGCAGGTAGGCGCGATCAACCCGCGCACCACCGACTTTGGGATTGGCCCAGCAAACTTTGTTGGCTACGATCAGTACGGCACTCCAGAGCGGATGCCAGAACTGTACGGAAAAGAGTTGTACCAGAACCTGAACGCTCCCGGCTTCAATGAGGTGAACCCCGGCGATTACGCTCGCATGGACGCGGAAGACGCAGGGTACGACTATGAGCCAACGCCCCCGCCACCCGAAGGTGAGTATGAGGTTCCTGAAGGCGGGTATGACGATGAGGTTCAGCCGATGGCGGACGGCGGAATGCCACAAGGTGGTCTTGGCGGTATGCAGACGTACTACACGTTTGGCACCCCTGTAGACCCAATGCAGAACCTGTACAACCCACAGCCGGCTCAACAGCAAGTACCACAGCAACCTATGCAGAACCAAATGGCTCCCAAGCCACAAGGGATGCCGCAGGGAATGCCGCAAGGGATGCCGCAAGGGATGCCGCAAGGTCAACAGATGCCACAGCAGAACCCAATGCAAACCGGCCCACAGGGTTTGAAGAGCGGTGGCCTGCCTGCGTGGTCAAATGTGCCTGTGACAGCAGGTCGGTTGAACTTCCGCCACGGCGCTCCTGTTCATGGCCCCGGCGATGGACAATCGGACGACATCCCCGCGATGCTGGCTGACGGCGAGTATGTGATTGACGCGGAGACCGTAGCGCAGATTGGCAACGGCTCAACGAAAGCGGGTGCGGCGGCGTTGGATAAATTCAGGGAAAATATCAGGGCGCACAAACGGTCTGCGCCGATCAATAAAATCCCGCCGAAGACCAAGGCACTGACATCCTATCTGAGAGGGGCACGATAATGGCTGGTTTGTTTCAGGGTGATCCCCTTCCAGATGTAACGTCAACGACGCAAACGCAGGCCACAGCGCCTGAGTTCTACACGAACTATTTGCAAGACATTGCAAACCTTGGGCAAAATGCCGTTACCCAAGGCGGGGTGGCCGGCTTCTCGCCGTTGCAACAGCAAGCCTTGCAGATGACTCCGGATGTGGCTTTTGCTGGCGCTGGCTCGATGGGCGCTGGCTCGCAGTTGCTTGGTCAAGCTGGTGCCACGACTGTTCCGGATGTAATTGCAGACTACATGAACCCCTATCAATCCGCCGTGGTTGATGAGTTGGGGCGCTTGCAGAACCGCAACATCCAAGAAAACGTCCTACCTGCGCTGGGTGCCGGCGCGGTTGGATCGGGGCAGTTTGGTTCACGCCGTCAACAGCAAATTACCGGCAACACAATGCGGGATATGCAAGCCGACTTGCTTGGCCGGCAGTATCAGGCACTGAACCAAGGGTACACGGCGGCCGGCACTTTGGCTGGGAATGATTTAAATCGTGCCCTGAACGCTGGGCAAGCGTTTGGTACGCTGGGACGACAACAGCAGGATCTGGGCACCACTGGCCTGAAGACAATGTTTGACTTCGGAAAAGAAGAACAGAACCTTGGTCAGAAGATGCTAGATCGCCCAATGTTGGAAGCCAAAGCGTTTTCTGAATTGCTTCGAGGCCAACAGATGCCCGGAGGCACGGTCACGCAAGAAGTTGGGCCAAAATCTGGCGCATACTCAAACAGTCCGTTGTCGCAAATCGCTTCTTTATTGGCTGGTTTGGGTGCGTTTGCGAATGTCAACAAAGCAAACGGTGGTGCGGTCATGATGAAAAAAGGCGGTCAGGCTTACCGCTCGAAGGCTCACGCATACATTGCTCGCGGTGGCTCAATGAAAATGAGAGGGTAAGACATGGCAATGCCCGGACAACAACCGACTGGTGGCTTGGGTGCGATGGCACCCCCCAAACCTCAAGGTGCGCCACAAGCGCAAGCGCCAAATCCGGCGCAGGATGCCGCTCGCATTTCTGGAATGGAACAGGACTCTCCGTTGACCGCCGAGGAGGTTGCGCGTAAATCGCTGATGGATCGCCGGCAACAGAGCGAAGCCCTTGAGGCACAAATTCAGTTGCTCACCAACAGTTTGGATTCTCGAATGAATCTCGGCTTCAACGTGCCTCTATTGCAGATGGCGGCTGGATTCGCAAAGCCAACCAAAACCGGATCGTTTGGCGAATCGCTTGGCTACGGGATTGAGAATTACGCTAAAGCCGCAGACGAAGAGTTTGTTCGTAAACAAGCAACAGACAAGCAACGTCTGGAATATATGCAGAAGATGGCTGATCTTCAGAAGCAACGCGGCTTGCTTGATTATCAGTTGGCTGACATGGGCACTCCCCCCCCGACGACGCTTCGCACTGGCGCTGAAACATTGCCTCCCGGCTCACCAGCAGGGGCACCTCCCGTAGGTGGAGGGATGTTACCCGCAGGCGCACCTAGCGTAGGCGCACCTACAAATGCCCCGGTTGACCCGATGGTTCCCCAAGGTTCGCGCAAACCTATGACTATTGACCGCGCTAATTTGGCCGGGATGGTAGACAAAGAAGAAGGCGAAAGGGCGTGGAAAAAACTTGAAGCCGAGCGCAAACAAATTGAACTGCAACTTGCTCAAATAAAATCTTCCCGCGAACGGTTTGTGCCCACTCAGTTTGGTATGTGGGACACAGACAAACAAGATTGGGTTCAAAAGAACCCTTACCTTCAAAAGCCAGAAAAATTTGATTTTGGCGCGGCTGGTGATAAAAATACCACTGGCGACGTATATGCAAAATACAAAAGAATTCAAGCAATAGAAGATCCCAAACTTCGGGATGAAAAACTGCTTGAGTTTTATATTAGCCAAGGATGGCTTGCTGGCGGCGCTCCAAGACCCGCCGGTGGCGCTCCAGTGAGCGGAACACCAGCAGGAGGTGCGGCACCATCGGGCGGCGCAAAACCTCCGGGTTTGGCTCCTTCTGGGGGTGGCGGCGGATCGAACCCATTTGGTCTGCCCACGCGGTTCAAGAGCGAGGAAGAAAAGAAAGAAGAAGCAATCCAAGACTCGGTGCGTAAAGCGGCGCTTGAAGCCTTAGAAACGCAACGGGCAAAAGATTCAGAAACCAGAGCGGCTTTGGCGTTCAACGCTGGTAGAACGGCCCCGGTCATTCGAGGGATTGCGAAGGACATGGAAGGTTGGGCAACCAACAACCCGCGCATCTTTGATCTCCTTCAGCGTCCTGAAGTCAGCGACCGTTTCAAGAAATTTGTTGAAGCTGGCCTGCAAGCCGGTCAATTTGGCACGTTCAGCCTGCCGGTCACAATTCTTGAGCAGAACAAGAACAACAAGATCACGGCAGAAGATTTGCAAGCCATGCAAATGTTCGCGCAGGCTTCGGCCAAACTAACGACCGAGATGCGTAAAGCGTCAAGATCACCGGGAGAAGGCGCAACGGATGCCAAAGAAGGCGAACTCTACGCACGGGTTGAGGCACTGCCTTCTGACTCGGCGCAAGTCATCAGGCTCAAGTCTGAACTGCTCCAACTGAGGGCTGATTTCGATGAGGCCACAGCCCGTCAGTGGCTTAAATACCGAAAAGAAAACAAAGGCGCGTCTTTTGACGAGTTCTTGTTTGAGTCGGATGCTTTCAACTCACTTCGTCGCAATTATGACAAGGCGTTAGACGCACGACGCGAAGCCAACATGAAGTTGTTGGAGTCATCAAACAAACCCGCTACCAGACCAGCGCAAGCCGCCCCTGCCGCAACTCCATCGGCGGAGAGGCCAAGCGAGCGCGTGATTGGCGGAACGATTTGGGAGCGTAAGCCAGACGGATCGTGGAACAACACCGGAAGGAAACCGTAATGACTTCCCTTGCTGACTACAACAACAACCCCGGTAACCTGCGTCCACCCAAAGGTGTGACGTACAAGGGCCAGATCGGGATTGACGAAAACGGGTTTGCAATTTTTGAAGACAAGGACTCAGGCAGGAACGCGCTTGTACAAGACATCCAGATCAAGCAGAAACGCGGCATAAACACGCCGCAGGGGTTCATTGATGTCTACGCCCCGGCCTCAAAGGAAAACCCGGAGGAAGGCCGCGAAAACTACAAGATGGGGCTGGCTGGGCACCTTGGGTTGAAATCAACCAACGACCCGTTCCCGCCAAACTCTGAACAAAAAATTGCTGATTACATCGCATCGTTTGAATCTGGAGCGCCGGCACAGAAGAAAGACGACGACACTAATCCGCCATCGTTCAGCCAGCGTCCCGCCGCTGAAGGAATGACTGCGCCAACAACGCAGACAAAAGAAGAAGAACCTGAAAAACCATCGTTGCTTGATCGGGCAACAGAGGCTGGATCGTATTTGGTGGATAAAGCCACCGAAAACCCGGACATTGTTGGCGCTGGGATTGCCGGCGGTCTTAAAGGGTTTGCGGAAAAAATTCTTACAAATCCTTCGGCCAACTTGACCAAGCCGGGAGAGACAACGCCTGCCCAAGTTGATGCGTTGAAACTGAAGGCCGGCGAACTGCAAACAAAGTTGCAACAAACACTTGACGCGGCTCAAACACGGCAAGCCAACGGCCAAGACATTGGTGCGTTGCGCCAACGTGCAGAGCAGTTGCATCAAGAGAACCTTGCCGCTCAACGAGAGTTACGGCTGGCGCAGGATAGGCTGAAAAACCTGCCGAGAACGGCAGAAGTTTCTGCGGTTACTGCGACTCCTGAAGTAACTGGAACCTCGGTCGAAGGCGCAGAGACACGCTCTGGACGAGCCAGTGGCCCGAAAATTGAAGGCGATTCTGGCGTAAGAAACTGGACTATTCAAGAAGCTGGGCAAAAACATCAGATGCCCGAAGCCATTCTTGATATGGCGACCGACAAGACCAAAGAAAGCCCAACAGGTGGAAAAGCCCTGATCAACAAAGACCTTGAAAATCTTGAGAAGATCAAACAGATTGGCGGCGGTGATTTTCGATTGACAGAACCAAAGCCGGGGCAGTTGATGGTTCCGGGGTCTGAAGCAAGCCGTCTTGAAGCCGAACTTGCCGAACGCCAAGCCCAGCAAGCGGCAGATCAGGCTAGGCTTGCTCAAGAGGCAGAAACTAGGCGGCTGGCGGCGGAAGCGGATCTTCGTTTACAGCGTGGCGTAGCGGAGGCGCGGGTTGAAGCCGCAAGAAATCGCAAAGCCGACATTGGCCCACAGGCTTCCGCCGCAAGACGGCAGGCAGAAAGCGCCGAGCGCACCTCGAACACCGTGGCTCGACAAGCCGAACAGCAAGTTGCGAACGCAAGGATTGCCGCGAACACTGCCAGTCAGACTGCGCGGGAAGCGGCGCAAGCACAGCCCGGAGCTTTTACGATGATGGCGCGGGAAGCCGGCAGAAGGTTTGCAGAAAAGGCCCCGGTTATCGGCAACGTCTTGGGTGCCGCTGGCGCTGGGTTGTCGACCAAGGAAGCCGTGGATCGCTACAAGCAGGGTGACTATTCCGGTGCCGTTCTAGGGGCCATAGAGGCCGCTCTGAACGCCGCGTCGATGGCTCCCCCTACCAGCCCTGCTGGATTGGCAATCAAAGGCGTAGGAGCCGCTGGAAGCCTTGGCATGATTCCGGTTTGGATTGCACATGATTACTTCGGGAACAAAGGCCCGTGGGCACCGAAAAAAGAACCACCACAGAAAGCCCGTGGTGGCCTTACACTCATGCAATAGGAGCAGTTGCCATTGACTCCTCTTAGCCCCCTTTATCGGGGGTTTTTTTTATTCCAAGAGGAAGTCCGGTTGCCCAATCTTGACCGAGCCGCCGTTGATGCGGTACTGAATGTTGGCCGAGTTATCGATGGTGTACAGCACGAGCCACGACAGTGACTCGGCTGACATTGTTGTCCCGCACTCGCTGACATCCCAATACTTGACCCCGTTCGTTTCACGTTCGGTGACAATGATCTTGGACTTGTCTGGACGCATCCACATTGGCAAGGTGTCATGGGCCAGCCAAACGCATTTGTAGCCTTGGCATGGATCGGCTGGCCTGTCAGCGTAGATACTGCAACCCTTCTGCAAGTAGAAGCAGGGTCGCCCCGGCTGAAACGGGTGGTCGTAAGCAGAA